ACACGCCTTTTATAAATATACAGTATTAGGAGGGTTTAAAAATAGTGTTGATAACCCTTGTATTCCACATTGGGAAACATTTATTGAATGGCCTGAAGCAGAACCAGATTATACTTTGTTTGGCTTAGATTTTGGTACATCACCAGATCCAAATGCATTAGTTGAAGTAAGTGTTTATGGTAATGATGTTTATGTTAAGGAACATATCTATAAAACTGAAATGTTAAATTCTGAATTATCTGATGGAATTAATAAAGCTATTGATGATGGACGTTTTGATGAAATGTATGTAGTAGCTGATCATGCACAAAAACAAAATATAAAAGAATTAGCAGCATTAGGGATTTATATTATTAAATGTAAAAAAGGGGCTGGAAGTATTGAAGGGGGGTTGCAGAAGTTAAGGAGTATGAATGTATTTGTTCACAAGGATAGTTTAAATCTACATTACGAATTACATAACTATTATTATGTTCACAAAAGAAATTTATTAGGCGAAATAAAGGTAGTCCCAATTGATAAAGACAACCACTTGATAGATAGTTTTAGATACGCTCTTTCCATCTATTAAAAAATGACTTTGTAATTAAAAGTTAAAATTGTATATTTGACAATTAAGAAAATACTAAAAAAGAATGGAGTTCAAAATTAGTTTAAAAAGAAGTAAGAAAGATCAATTATCAACTAAGGGCCATGTTCAAAGTGATAGTTGGCTCCCTAGAAGTATAGCAAGTTTATTAGAGGAAAATTTTTTTAGTAATTCATATAACGGTACAACTCAAAAATTCATTAATTCATATAGCAAGAATGGCTTAGTTTATATGGTTGTAAATAGAGTAGCTTCAAACACTTCTGTACTTCCTAGAGAATATCAAGATGAAAAAGGTGAACCAATAGAAAATTCAGCTATTGAAGATCTGATGAAAAGCCCTAACAGCTATCAAAGTGAAATGGAGTTTAGGCAGACTATAAACGAATATATAATGCTTTCTGGTAATGCTTTTATTCTCCATGTAAAAGGGGTTGGCGCTGGTGAATCATTAGAAGTTCTTGATTCTGCTAATGTTCAAATACTTATTGATTCATTTGGTGATGTTACTGGTTACCAGTATACAGATAATGTTGGTAAGAAGATAAAATATAATACTGAAGAAATACTACATATTAAATTATCGAACAGTTTAAGCAATGATAGAGAGCAAAAATATTGGGGTCTATCACCTCTAAAACCACTTTGGCCTGTAGTAAGTGCATCTGATGATTTATTCACTGCAAGGTCTTTTATTTGGAAAAATAGAGGTGTTACAGGGATATTAACAAATAGATCAGATACTCCATTACTTCCAAAAGAAAGAGCTGAATTACAAGATTCATTTGATAGTGAAATAGGTGGGCCAGAAAGAGCTAATAAGGTAAGGGTTTCTAGTGGTAATCTGCACCATGTTCAGCTTGCAATGTCTCCAGTTGATTTACAATTGTTGGAAGGTAATATTGATAATCTTAGAATGCTTTGTGCAGGGTTTGAAATGCCTTCTGTATTGTTTAATGATATGGCTTCATCTACTTATAACAACGTGTTAGAGGCTAAAAAATCAGCACTAACAGATGCTTACATACCATTAGATGTTAAAGTAAATGAAAAACTTAGTGTGTGGTTGTCTGAATTATTAGGCGTACAGGAAACAATTGTAGTTGATATAAGTAAAATTGAATCATTAAGGCTTACAACAAATGAAGTTGCGGCCAATCTAAATAACTTGCCTATTAATGTGGCTGCTAGAGTAATGGAAACATTAAGTATTGATGAAGCTAGAGAGTTGATAGGCTTAGATAGTACTACTGGAGGTGAAGAAATGTTAGGTAAACAAAACGCAAAACAAGATGAAAACAAAGAAACTGAGTAAAGAAGAAATAGATAGGTTGAAATCTATAAAGACAAAACAAATTAATTCACAACAGATTGTTAAAAAATAAGTTGCTATGAACAAAGACGAAATAAAAAAAATAATAGAGAATAAAAAAGAAATTGTAGAGTTTAAAAAGTCTGCAATTAAATTTGCTGATGTTTCAATTAGTATGAGTACTGAAGCAATGGAATCTATTAATAAAGGCCTTTCAACTTCAAAAGATCAAGATACCGATTCTATAATAAAAAGAACTATAATTGGTAACACCTATAATTGGAAAGATTCGCATGGTGATGTTCATGTTGGTAATACATTTAAAAAATCTATTTCTGAACGCCAAACAAAGATATGGCACTTAGCAGACCATGAACAAAAGATGACCGCCAAAATTGGCAGGCCTTCAAAGGTTTATGAAAAAAGTGTTGCATGGTCTGATTTAGGTGTTAGTAAATCTGGTGAAACTACTGTTGTAATGATGGATTCTGATATAATGAAAGGCTACAATGCTACTATGTTTGAACAATATAAAGATGATCAAGTTGATCAACATAGTGTTGGTATGATGTATGTAAAAATGGAGTTAGCCGTTAATGATCCAGAATATAAAGAAGAGTTTGCTGAATGGAATAAGCATATAGATAATTTAGGTAATAAAGAAGAAGCTGAAAAAGAAGGAATGTTTTGGGCTGTTTATGAAGCAAAGTTAATTGAAATTAGTGCAGTTCTTGCTGGTAGCAACCCAATTACGCCAACTTTAGATGCTAAAGCAGAAAAAAAACCAGATGATACTAAGGAAAAAAATAACAATAACAACCCTTATTTGGTTTAAAATAACTATTATTGTAATTAAATTAGCCGTCAATTTAGACACTAATTAAAAAATAGAGCCGTCTAATGACACTCAAAAATTAAAATTAATGTTTAACAAAAAATTATTGAAAGATGAAAAAAACAATGAAAACCATTGAACAATTCTTGCTAAGTAAAGAGATTAGCAAAGAAGCGTTTGATACAATGGCGGCTGGTGAAATCTCAAAGATTTACAAAGAGCTGAATGAAGAAAATGTTGAAGCGTTTAAGGCTTTACAAGAAAATGGTGCAACTGCTAAAGATTTATCTGATGCTGTTAATGCTATGAACAAAGAAAACGCTGATAAGATTGAAAAAGTTCTTTTAGCTATGGAAAAAGGTTCTGAAGCAAGCAAAGCACAAGGTTTAGCAATTGCTAAATTAATGAAAGGTGGATCTAGTAATGAAGGTGCAACTATCAAATCTATCTTGAAAGAGAACAAAGAAGAGATTAAAAACTTAGCTCTTAAAATAACAGCAGGTGAAATTGCAATTAAAGCTGATACAGTTCTTCCAAGTATTGGATCAAATGATGCTGCTTTTGTAGTTCCCGGAATTGGTCAATTAGGACATAAGAAATTAACAGCTTCTAATATTTTTCCAGTCATTCCAGTAACAGGTGATAATATCAATTCTGATGTTAAGTACTATGATTGGGATGAAGCAACAACTGTTAGAGCTGCTGCAACAATTGCTGAAGGTGGGACTTTCCCAGAATCAACTGCAAAATTTATGCAATACAATTTACCTATTAGAAAAATTGGTGATACTTTGCCAGTTTCTGAGGAGTTTTTTGAAGATGAATCAATGTTTGCTGCTGAATTGCAAATGTTCTTAATAACAAATGTTGATGTTTTAATTGATGATCAAATTATTAATGGTTTAGGTACTGGAACTAGTTTAACTGGTTTAGTTACTTCTTCTCCAGCATATACTCCAGTTGCTTCTGGTATTACAGATGCTTCTATTTATGATTTATTAGTTAAAGTGTCAGAAGACATTACTACTAATAGAGGATCTAAATATGTTCCTAACTTTGCTTTAATGAACATTGCAGACATTAACCAAATGAAATTAAAGAAAGATGGTAATAATAACTATGTTATGCCTCCTTTCGTTAGTAGAGATGGTGAAAATGTTTCTGGTATGGTGATTGTTGAAGATAACAATGTTGTAGCTAACACAATGATTGTTGGAGATACTAGATATGGTAAAATGTATCAAAGAGCTGGTTTAACAGTTGCACGTGGTGAAATAAATTCTCAATTTGTTGAAGACATGATGACTTTAAAAGTTAGAAAACGTCTTGCATTTTTAGTAAAAACAGTTGACCAAACAGGATTTAGAAAAGTAACTTCTATATCTGCTGCATTAACTACTTTAGCTACTTAAAAAATAGCTAATACAAATAATTAAAAGGGGGGTGTAATTCGCCCCCCTTTTTTAGTATAAACAATAAAATTATTATCATGTCAAAAAAAACTATTAAATTCACAAAAGATTTTGCAAACAAATTAGAAGGTGATAAAATGGAATGTGATGGGATGTTAGCTTCTCAATTAGTACACCGAGATAAGGTTGCAAAATATGTTGATGCTAAAGAAGAGCCAAAGAAAAAAAATAAATCTCAAAAATAAAAAAGTATGTCTATTTTAACAACAGATGATTTTGGTGATGGTAGATATACCATTGCAAAAGATTCAGATCAAACGGCTGATCTACAAATATATATTGATTATGTAGAAAACTATTATTTGAAAAGAATGTTTGGTGTTGAATTAGAGGCTCTTTTTCAAGCTGATTTAATTCTAGGTAGTGGTATTCCTACTGAGGCAAGATTTACTTATGTATTTAATGCTTTTGATTATCAAGATACAAGTGGAATTATATATTCATCTGAAGGGGTAAAAGAAATGTTGAAAGGGTTAACATATTTTTATTATTTGCGTGATCTAAATAAAAAAGTTGCACCAACTGGAACAATAATAACAAAATCTGCTAATTCTGATAATATCAGCTCAAATTGGGCTGGTGTTCAGTCCCGATATAATGAAGGCGTTGAAACGCTTAGAGTTATTCAAGCCTACATGGATTATTTAAATCCTGTTAACTATTCAGAATATGATGGTGTAATTGTATTAAAAGTAAATCCTTTTTAAATGGAAAACTTACCGGATATAATTCAATCAATAATAGATCAAATAAATCTAAACATTGATGTAAACAGCGTTTCAGTTGTAGATGCTAGTACTGATAAACTATATGTTTGTAGCACAACATCTTTTTTAACTAAAACAAAGGTTGTTACAATAAATGGATTAGAATATATTGTTAGTGATTTTGATCTAAATAATTGGGTAGAAGTAACGCCAAAAGGACATTCAACACCCGTTCCAATAGACACTAAAGTTATGATAGCGCAAGAAATTACATTTCTTCATGGTGCGCCTTATAGTGTTAATAGTGAATATCTTAGTTTATCTACTGATCAAATTAATAAAACGCCTTTTATTTGGTTGTTAGAGAGTTATGAATTTGATGATTTACCACGTGATTCATCTGTTGATTTATCATTTAGTGCTAGATTGTTCTTTTTAGATTGGTACAGCCAGAGACATAGAGACTCTAATGATGACCAAAATAACTATGCAATCAAGCCAATGCAAAATTTACAGAAATTATTTATTGATGTGATAAATAAAGACTTTAATTTTAAAACTTTGGGGACGGTAGTTACTACAGTTAGACCTAGATTTGGTGTTGTTACAAGTAAAATTGGAGCGCCACAACCTGTTGAAAAAGTTATAGATGAAAACCTAAGCGGTGTGGATTCTAGGATGAAAATTGAAGTTTATGATGCAAGTAGTTGTACTTGTTGATAATATATATTATATTTGAAGTTATTAAAAATTAATTTAAAAAAATAAAAATTATGTCAGGAATTGTATGTGATTGTAATGACCCAAGTTTTGGCTTCGCTGGTAGGCCAAATTGTGTTACTACACAAAAGGCTTTAGCCTTTCCAATGTTTTCGCCTAGATCAAGAGCGAATGGAAATAGAAACTTTTTACCAGCTAATGCGGCAGGTTTAGCGTTGTTTAATGCTGAATATGGTCAATCTTTTACAACGCTAGCACAGTGTGTTGATTACAGATTAGCTGCAAGTACTCCAGCTTTGGATGCTTTATATCCAATTTTGAAAGTAGAAAACGCTACTTTTGAAAGAACTGAAACAGCTTATGAAACTGCACCTTCAGGGCGTAAAATCAAGTTGGCAGGTGTTGGTGGAATTAGGACTTGGGCAATGGAATTATGGGGTGATGATGCTGCATTTGGTGTTGCTAGAGCTGTAAATCAATTTGGTTGTAGTGATTTAGATATTTATTATGTGGATGTTTCTGGAAACCTTTGGGGTATTCAAGATGTTGAAGGTGATGGAATTGTAAGAGGTTACGAGATGTCTACAGAAACTTTTGATAATTTCATGAGTTATTCAACTGATACAACTTCACAAAAAATTACTTTATCTTGGGATTTAGACGCTTATGAGTGTGAGCAAAATGCTTGGGCAATTACTTCTGATGAATATGGCAAAAAGTTTACTACTATAGAGCCTTTAATTTCTGGAATTTCTTATTTAGATGTTGCAAGTTCAACTTTAGTTGCTGCGGCAATTATAACAGTTGTTGTTGATCTTTCATCTTCTTTTGGAACTGCGGGTGAAAAAGATACTATAACAGGGTTATTAAATGCTGATTTCCAACTGTTTGATTCAACTGGAGCTAGTTTTGTAGCTGGTGGTGCTTGGACTTCGGTAGGTGAAAAT